TTATTCTCCTTTACAAATTATTATAAATTACAAATTAGTTAATACCGTCAATTGTATGATATTGATATGCAAAAGTAACATCAAAACTTGCTGGTTCTTTAGATGTATAATCTAAAGAAATTTCACCGACTGTTTTAGGCCATGCATCTATTAATCTAAAAACTTGAATTGTATCCCCTTGAGGGTTAAGATGTTTTAATGTTATATCACTAAAATACGATCCTGATCCTGGTTCTCCATGATCATTAGTAACAGGATTATTTAATTCAACTGCCCATTTTAAAAATTGGTTTCTTAATGATGATTCTGTATCGACGTTAAAATTAATAGTAAAATCATCGTAAGTTGGTGTTGTTGCCAATTTATATTTATGTCCTTGCCAGTTGGCTTCCATTTCATCATTAGTTGTTGCTGGTAATGTTGTAGATCTTACAAGATAACTATTTTCATCTGTGAAATATGAAGTATTTTCTATTTTGGCATAGAATGTATAGGCTCTTGCGTAATCTCTATAAGTGCTTTTAAAAGCAGATAGGTTAAATTCTACCATTTTTTTCTCCTTTAAATTTTTATTCTAATTTATGGTATTGATATGCAAAAGTCACATCAAATGTAGCTATTTCTTTAGTTGAATAGTCTAAAGATATCTCACCTACAGAAGTGGGCCATGCATCTATTAATTTATATGTAACAATTGAATTACCATGTCCGTTTAAATGTTTCAAGGTAATATCTTTAAAATATTCATCTGGTGATCCATGTATATTATTTTCTGGTTCATGGATTTTGTCTTGCCATTTCATAAATTCTTTTCTAATATTACCATATTCATCAACATTAAATGTTATACTAAAATCTGTATATTCTGATGTGCCTCCAATTTTATAATTATTACCTTGCCAATCAGTGGTAATTTGAGATATATTTCTTTCAGGTAGTCTAGTAGATTTAACTAGATGAGCAAATTCAGTATCAAATTCAGTATTAAATCCGTTTATTCTACATTCAAAGAGATATGCCCTTGCAAAATCTCTATGTTTACCCCATAATCCTTGTAAATTAAAAGCTACCATATTATTTATTGTTACCATATTATATAGTTATTTATGATTTCACACTAACTAATAATTATTTATATCCTAAAAACAAAAAGAGTACATATTATTTAAAAACATATACTCTTTTTTCTTTATATTGATTTATGAAATTTGATAATTAAATTTCACCCATTACAGCAGCCGCTTCAGAGAACGATGCTCCTGTTTTCATTGCTATGAAATTGAGAACAATAAATTCAGCTGTTCTAGTAGGTTTGATATATAAGGAAACCCACATTTCATTTCTATCAATTCTTTCAGGTGAATTATTTGTTTCGTCACAAACAACTTTAAAATCATAAATACCTCTTCTACCCTTCACATCTCTTAGAAAGGGATTGATCATAGCAACTAATGACTCTCTTGTTGCAGTGTCATTAGGTTCAAATAAGAAATATTTAGATGCAGTTGAAATAGCTTTCTCTAGAACAATAAACAATCTTCTTACATTTACTCTATTAAATGCAGATGACTTATCAAGTAATGTCTTCTGACCCCACACAACTTTTCCCTGACCTGCAAAAGATACAATTGGATTGATACCATTTTTATAAAGAATATCTCTTTTACCTAGATCAGGGTTCCATGCTAATCTTCTAACACTAGTAAGAATTGCTCTGTTAAGACCTGCTGGTGCCCACCATGCATCATTTGTGTTGTCTGTATTGGCATAAATACCACCTACATGACCTGACACAGGAATCCATCTATATTTTCTATTATATCTATCATATACTTCGATCCAGTTACCATACAATGCTGAGTATGATGTATTTACATTAAGGTTTTCAGTATTAAATGAACCAAGTCCCTTTCTCCAGTCAGTTAAATCTGTAACTTCTGATCCTCTATTAGCTACGACAAGATCTCTAGGACAATCTAAAATGGACATACAATCCATTCTTTTTTCGCAAATTTGATTCATATATTTTTTTACTGTTTCTGATTTATCGGAGTCAATAAACATATTAACGTCAATTTCTTCTGAGTTACTATAAAGATCCAGAGCATCCATAATATCAGCATCTTCCACACTACCTGCTCCATTATATCCATCTTCAAGAACTATTGGGTCAGGTGTTGAAATTTCCCATGGTTGATCAATAACATCATCTTTAATTGATACTCTGATATAACTTGATCTTTGATTAATAACATTTTCAACGTATCTTGTAACCCCTTGATCATCTATAGCTCTTTCTTTAGTAGACACATTAAAGACTTCTTGTACGGTCCAATTGTCATCTGAATCACCTTGTTCTTTTTCTTCTACTACAATAATAAATGAGCTATTATCTTGTAATGGTTCATCTAAGGATGTAAATAATGGATATGTTTCCCATGTGTCATTTCCACCAGATGCCATTTGTGTTTGGGATGTTTTATCAAGTATAGATACTCTAATATTATTTCCCCATTCACCTCTAGATGATGCAATTATCCATAAAGGATTTGAGTCGTCTACAATAACATCTTTGTCAAATTCGTCTGGGTCTTCAGATGCAAAATCACTTAAAACATAAGGAGAATCGAAGCTTTCAAATCCAACCATTCCACCTGATGCTATTTTAGTACCAGCAAATGTAGCATCTTCTGGCATAACTCTTGTAGCATATAATTTATTTCCATATTTCAAAAACCCTGAAGCTGATAACATATCTTTATAACAATCGGATTTATCCGTTGGTTCACCAAACATCATAATAAGGTCATCTTCACTTGTTAATAAAGATTTTTTAAGTTCTGGTCCTCTGTAAGTTTCTCTTAATATTATAACACCTATGCTTGTTGCAACAGCAGGTATTGTTATTGATAGATCAATTTCGTTTACATCCACTAATGGGCTTAAATAGAACGCCATAATTTGTTTCTCCTTTTTTCTTGTTTATAGTATTATTAGATCAAAATATTATGATCTAAGCGTAAATCTTTTAATATTATTTATAATGAAATATTATCTATTTCATATTTATCATACATAAATGTTGCATTACATATTAAATCATCTTCTGTGTCTCTTTTACTAAATGAAACGTCACCTAATTCAAAAGGCCATATGTCTTGAAATCTTATTTTTAATGAAGGGTTTCTATAATTGTTCATAACTAATAAAGTTGCATCTATTACATGCTCTTTTTCTTTTACATGTCCAAAGTCATCATAATTATTATGAATTAACATTATCCAATTATATAGTACTTTCCAATTTCTAAATTCCGAATCTATTGTAAATTCTAAATTCCATGGACCATAAGTTAATTCCCCTGTATCAGTAAACGACTTTCCACCTTGCCAATTTTTTTGATCAACGTCTACTGTTAAAGAAGGAACAACAGTACCAAAAATATTTAAAGTAAACTGTTTAGACTTCTCATAATATGTTTCTACAGGTAATTTGGGGAATATTAATTGATAATTTGTAGCATTACTTTTATTTAAATTGACAACTGCCATTATTTGCCACCCTGTGCAGATTTATATTTCCTTGCCACATTTTTAGCCTGTGCTGTTTTTCTATATCTTTTACTTTTTTTCTTTGTTTTTTTCCTTAAAGAAGCATTCTTTTTATAATCTTTTCTTTTTTTCTTTAAGTTTTTCAAATACTTAAGCTTATCAGATCCCTTTAATCTGGATTTCTGGGATCTTTTTCTACCGGATTTAATTTTTCTAGACTTAACAGATAATCCTTCATCTATCTCATCATCCAAATTAAGCATATGAACAATATCCATAAATTGTTCTTCTGTATCTTCATCAAAATCCTCATCACCTAGAGATATAATAACATCAAATATTTTATCTACTAATTCATCAATAAGATCATGAGTATCATCTGAAACATCTTCTGAATCAAGAGAATCTAGTAACTCACCTACTTCAGTGAAAAAATTATCATATCCACTAGATACAGTATCAAAATCTTCTTCTTCAAAAAGAATTTCCGATTTCATATATTCTTTAAATTTATCTGTCATTTTATGCCTCTATTAATTTAATATTTTTCTCAAACTGATCAAGTATTTTTAATTCTTTATCGGAGTTACCCATTTTTTTTAAAACAGCTCTGATTTTGTCTATCTCAGATAAGATATAGTTATAATTATCTAACCAATTATTATATGAATCTATTTGTATACCAAATACAGACTGAAAAATATGTCTTATATGAGATGTAATACCCAATGTTAATTTATCAAATTGCATTAAAAATGATAGCATGTCTTTTCTATTAATCTTATTTGATATTTTTTTAGCCTTTTTTACTATATCAGATCTGGATTTTGAATCTTTTATATCAGTCAATAGGTATTCTGCAGCGTATTGTACTAATAGTTTAAAATCTTTACTATAAACCTTAAATAGACCAACAAGAGTATTAGATCTTACCACTCTTAAACCTAGCTTATCACCAGCTGATTTAATAACCTTAAATACTTTATCATCAGATTCATTTAAATTCGTAGCATCACATACTAATAATAACCCATGAAAGTTATTATAACTTTTTTCATTTATATATTGTTCAAATCTCATATAACTAACAATTATTCATCTTTATCATTTGTTTTAGGATCTTCTTTGGTCCATCCATCTTCTATATCTTTAAAGAACTTCTTTTTTTCTTCTTTACTTAATTCATCAGGTGAAGTAACACCATATTTTTTAAGCATTTTTTCAAAAAAGGCTTCATATTCTTTATCATCACCCTTGGCTTCTTTTAAATACACATCAATTTTTTTTACTATTTTATTCATTGTTATATCCTTTTTATTATAGGTTTATATTTTACCTTTTTTAAATATACCTGGTCTTCCTTCTTTTTCCCATTCTTCGGGGTTTTCTTGTTTCCATTTTTTCCATAGCATAGCATGTTGTCCTGTCACTATTATCATCCACAAAGTGCCATATATAGCGATCTTTTTCCAGTTAAGGTCCATTATACCAACACCGTTTAATAGATTATCCACTTCAAACCATATTTGAAGTGTAGGGAAAATAGATAAAGCAGGATATGTTTCACCCTTCCAAAATCTTAAAAAGTTCTTCCAATCTTCATTTAATTCTTCATTCTCTTTTAATGATTGAATTTTATCAAGAGATTTATAATTAGTTTTAAATTGTTTATTAAATATTCTAAGAAACTTATCTTCTACATTATTGTCTTTTAATAACTTGATAA